AGACTCATTATTTATCTCCTTTGTTTTTTTTAAACATTTCTTTAGATGCTTCGTTTCTTTTGTTTATTGCTTTGTTTTTTTTTATTTTTTCTATTAATTTTTTAGATTCGTCATTTCTAAATTTAACATTAGGTGAAATTGACTTTATTGTTGAAATACCTTCTTTTATTTTTTTTCCAATAACAGGCGCATTTTTAAAAATATTAAAAAAACCACTCATTATACTTTGGCTCCTTTTTTTTTACTACCAGCATTACCTAATGCTTTAAAATCAGCTTTATTTAAAACTCCTTTTGGTAGAGCTACATCTAATTTTTTTTGTCCACCAACTAACTTACCGTTGCTGTACATTGCTCTTTTACTTCTTCCTTTAAATTCTTTTCCAGGCATTGTTTTCCTTTTTTAATTTAGTACCAAGTAACTTTTTTAGATTTAGATGCTAACATTCTTTTACCATATTTTGCATCGTTTGTTTGAGATTCTAATGGATTTGAAACTTCTTTAGAAATATCAATTCCGCCTTTTAAAAATCCATCTTTTCCTACACCTAATCCTTTTTCAATTTTTGGTGCTTTTGTAATTGTTTCTTTTGTCATTATTTTACTTTGCCTCCCTTCATGTATGCTTTTCCATATCCTTTTAAAGCTAGTCCGCCAGATTTTAAACCCATAGATTTTTCTATAGCTTTAGCTCTTGTTTTTTCGTAACTGCTTAAATCTCCGCTTTTATCTAAATCAGCTTTATTTGGGTTTTTTAAAATTGGTCCGCCTCCGGCTCTTCCAGGTCTTGTTTCTTTTGCTTTTTCTAATCTGTTTTTTTGAATATCATTTCTTATTTTATTTATTACTCTACGTCTGTCAATTTTAGTTTTAACTTGTTTTTCTGCAGCCATTATTTTTTCCCTCCTTTAAATATTTGAGTTCCCTTTATACCATAAATACTAGCAACTACAAGTATCCATAAATTAGTAAACCATTTAGGAAGTTCTGAGAACATCTCAAAAAATAGCTTTACTTTGTCCATTGCTGTAGGGTCATCCGATACCACTGCCCAAGCTAAAATTGCTATAGGCGTTGAGAGGATTATTAATACCGCCTCGTCCTTCCAGTCAGATTGTCTAGATTCTAATAATTTGCCTTGGTAAGCTTCCTCACCACTGGCCATTTTTGATGCATGCATTAGTTGTGCATCAGACATAGCCATCTTAGTTTTTTGTCTATTTGCGTAAATTTTGCTTCCAGCAGATAGTGCTAATTTTGCTAAACCAAACCAAGCCATTATACGCCAACCTTTTTTAAAGCTTTGTTGTGAGACTTTTTAAATGTCATACCTTTTTTCATATCTTTTTTCATTGATGTCATATGTTTTGTTGTATGATGTACTTTGTGTTTCTTTAATGTTTTCTTTTCTTTTTTATCTATCATTTTGACTTCCTTTATTTTTCATCATGGCTAATTTTTCTCTTGCTTCGTTAGCCATCTCTGTTTTTTCTATTGACGTGTCTGCTCTTAATTCTGCTAGTTCTTCGTTTTGCTCTAATTTTTCATCTTGGTTTCTTTGATTCATCATAGCCTTCATGTTCTCTAAGTTTAATCTTTCCTCAGAGTCTTTTCTTCTAGACTCATTGTCCATTGCTCTAATATCTAATTCTCTTGATCTTAGTTGAGCAATAGGATCGTGACCAAATGATGAAGTAATTTTTTTCTCTTCCTTCATAAAGTCTTCCATCATCTCAGCAATTAGAACTGCTTTTCTAGCTTCAATTTGAATTTGAGCTTGTTGTATTTCTTGTTGTACTTGTGGATCCTGTTGAACCATTTGTGGGTTCTGTTGGATAGCCATAGTCTGTTGTTTAATTTGTTGTATTAATTCTCTAAATTCTAATTCAACTTGTTCTTGAGCCATTAGAGAAATATGTTCAAGACAATTTTTTTCTATAGCTGCTGTTACTGTTGGTGCTGTACGTGCTAGGTTAGTAGCCATAAAATTTAAATGAGCAGTTATATGTGCTCTGTGATCTTGACCTGGAAAAGCTTTAAAAGGAACAGCGCCTAATGCATCAATGTGTTCTAGTGCAGGATCTTTTGGACCTGGCTTGGGTGGTCTTTTTAAAATTGAATCAATATCTTTAACTCCTAATGCTTCATACATATTTCTATATACTGCATACTGATTGTGCATTTTAGGATTTGAAGCTGCCAATTGCAGTTCCGTTTGGGCGAGAGAGATCCTCTGTGTTTGAGAGAATATATTGGGATCCGCAACCGGCAGAATATCTACTCTATCATCGAAGTCAGTTTGCATGATTTGCCTTTGTCCTCCAACAACATCGTATGGATATACGGGGGGTAGATAAAGTTTAAAAACTCTTGCCATTAAATTAAATTCTTTTTTCATCGAAGCATACAGTCTCTTGTGTATTGCTGACATTGTTCTACTTCCTCTTTCCAACAAAGCTACTGTCGTGCCCACTGCCGCTTGTTGATTCCCGTCTCCTACTTGCAGGTCCGCTATGGAAGCGAATCTTTGTCCTGCAGATACCACGACACCCATAAGTGATAATAAGGTTTGCGATGGTTCCTTAAATGGAAGCATCATAAATGCGTCTTTTAAGTTTCCACCAGGAGCATCAACGTCTCTAAATTCTCCGGGTTGTATAGCTTGTGCTTCGTCTCTCATTTTTATACCACGCATTTTAAATCCTGCGGGTAAATTTGATAATGTACCTGCATCTAATAATTGTCTTAATGCTGCTGTGGCAGTTCTAGATAATCCACCGATCATGTGAATTAATCCAAAGCCGTAAAATCCTAAACCAGGTAAAAATTTAAAGTGAACAAAATAATCAATCTTTTTCTTTAATGGATCATTAATCTCAAAGTTTCTTCTGATGGATAAAGTTTTTCTTGTACCTTCTTCTACAGTTACAATGTAAGGTAATTTAATACCTGTAGGTTCTCCGTCTTGACCCATGTCTTCAAAACCTTCTAGATCTAAATTAATATGACATTCTAAAATTGTAATAAGACGATCATCTCGTCCTCTTGTCATTCCTTCTAATTTTTTTTCTTTTTCTTGTGCTTCTGATTCATTTAGATTTGTTGGGGAAATTTCTATGTCTCTATAGAATCCACCAACTTGTTGTTTTCTTAATTCGTTTTCAGTCATACGAACCATGTGAATAATAGATTCGCAATCGTCTAGTGATGTTGCTGTGTAAGGAACAACTAAATCATCAGCTGGTACAAATTTAGAAACGGCTCTTTGCATTACGCCATCATAATAAACTTTTTTAAATGCTGATCCTGCTAATGGTAAATAAAATAACATTTGATCAAACTCAGCTTCATACTCTGGCATCTTGTCCATGATTTGATAGTTCATGTAATCTTTGACACGTTGAGCTTGTTGTTCTTTAGCTGGATCTACTTTACCCATTGTTTGAGTTCTAACAGGTCCACCTGCTGGTAATAATTCTTTGTAAGCTAGAGATTGAAATGCTGTAACAGCTTCTGCTAATACAGGATGAGTTGCACCTGATGCACCTTTGAAAGGTTCTGTTCTGTCATCGTAATTAAAACCTAATAAATCTAAACCTGTTGTGTAGGCTCTTTCCCAATCTTTTCTTGAAGATTTGTAATCTGTAAAATCTGAAAACAATTGACTACCTAATGGATCTAAAACATCATCTGGTAATAGATCTGCTAAATTAGCAAAATGATCTCCACCTAAAATAGGTTCTACTGCATTTGGGTCAAAATTAACATCTACGCTACCATCTTCATTTTCTGAAAGTTCCGAAGGTTCTTTCATACCATCATCTCTTAATTTCTGTTCTTCGACTTGAACTGCTTTAGGATCTGGTAGTGTTACATTTGTTGCGCTGTTAGGTAATACCTTATCTATCTCTGCCATATAATTTCTCCGTTACTTCTTACCATTTTTCATGAAATAAGCCAAGCCCTCAGATTGAGGTCCTTTTTTAGGGGCTGTCGTTCTTGTTAGATTTGCTATTCCGCCGGATGCAGC